GGCGATGGCTCTACCAAGGCTTTTGGTTTAGTACGATCCTATGGCGGTTTTATTGAACCTATTGGGGCTATTAATGGCACTCCTTTGGTTTATATCAATGGCACTCCTACCAGCGCCTTCACTATTACCAATAACGTACTGACATTTACTAGCGCACCCGCTTCCGGTGCTGTTTTGACGTACTCAGGATCGTTTTATTTTAAATGTCGATTCTTGCAAGATTCTTTAGAGTTCAATCAATTTTTGCACCAATTATGGGAAGCAAAAAAAGTTGAGTTTGTCAGCATCAAATGAAAACGGCTAATACTGCATTAACCAATTTATTGGCGGCTAACGATACTTTTCTTATGGCCGATCTATTTACTTTTACTTTGATTACTGGTGATATATATCGCTGGACTACGGCTGATATTGACATTAATTATTCTGGAAATATTTATAAGTCTGGATCATCCTTAATCAAGCGTGGAACAACCAAAAATATTTTAGGAATTGAAGTAGATACTTTGAGCGTAACACTCTTCCCAAGCGCTACAGATACGATCAGTAATATCAAACTTTCTACTGCAATCTTGAGTTTTGGCTTTCTAGACAATGCAAAATTAGAATTGAGAAAGTGCTTTTTGACGGATTGGTCAACACCAATCGGAGATTTAATCTTATTTATGGGTACGGTTTCTGACATTGTGGGAACTGGTACGCAAATTGATATTAGTGTTAAATCTAAGCTCGAAGTACTTAATGCTCAAGTGCCACGCAATCTCTATCAGGCATCTTGCATGAATTTGGTATATGACACTATCTGTCAGGCCAATAAATCAAGCGTGACGGTAACTGGATCGGCTACCTCGGGAACTGTCTCTACTGTTAGCTCTAGCGTTTACTTATCCGATGGCTATTTTGATTTGGGAGTTCTTACTTTTACTTCCGGCTTAAATTCTGGCATTAAGAGAACGGTTAAGAAGTTTGCTGGCTCAGTTTTTACTTTTTCTTTGCCTCTTCCTTTTGCCCCAAGCTCGGGCGATACGTTTAGCGTTTTCCCTGGTTGTGATAACACGATGGCAACTTGCTCATCTAAATTTGGCAACTTAATCCACTTTAGAGGGATGCCATTTATTCCAGTACCAGAAACGAGTATCTAAGTGAATACAGTTATTCAAGAAGCTATGTCATGGATGGGCACTCCTTATCATCATCACGGCAGAGTAAAAGGTGCTGGAGTAGATTGCGCCACATTGTTATGTGAAGTTTATGAGGCCGCTGGTCTTATTCCACATATTGAGCCAGGCACATACGCACCAGACTGGCATTTACACCGGTCTGAGGAAAAGTATCTCGGCTGGCTAGAGGAATACGGTACTGAGATTGACTCACCTCAAGCGGGTGATGTAGCGGTCTGGAAAATAGGGCGCTGCTTTAGTCATGGAGCGATCGTAATTGATAGAAATACCATGATCCATAGTCACATGGGTCAAGGCGTTGTTTTGGAAAATTTAAACAAATTTGGCGATAGAGCCGTTAAATTCTTTAGGGTAGGTAAACAATGAGCGGTCTATTTGGTGGAGGATCAGCGCCTTCTACAAGCACTACCGCAAATCGGGTATCTGCAATGCAGATTCAAACCTCAAACTACGGCAAGGCTTTGCAAATTGTTTATGGGACAACCCGAGTTAGTCCAAATCTAATTTATTACACCGATTTTCAAGCCATTCCTCACACTACTACAACTAGCTCTGGCGGCGGTGGCGGTAAAGGTGGTGGTGGCGGTGGTTCTACTTCTAGCAATACAACTTTCACCTATAAAGCCTCAGTCATCATGGCGCTTGGTGAAGGTCAAACAAATAACATTGGTACAATCTGGCGCTCAAAAGAGCAATTTACTTCATTAGCCTCAATAGGAATGGATAAAGTAACTGGAGCGGTAGGGCAAACTCCTTTATCTTATTTGACCGGATCGCATCCTTCTGAGGCGCTAGGCTACTCTGGAATTTCGTATGTCTATGGTTGGGGTATTGATCTTGATACCAGCGCTGCTATGTTTAATTATTCTTTTGAGCTAGTAGGTCAATTTGTATATCAATTTAATGGCGGTACTTCATCATCTCCTTTGGCTAACGATGCCAATCCAAAAGATATTATTTTCGACTTATTAACTAACGCACAATATGGTTGCGGGTTTAAATCATCGGATTTTGGTGATTTATCTAGTTTTGCAAACTATTGTTTAGCTGCCGGAATTTATATCAGCCCTTGCTATGACACACAAAAGTCTGGCGCTGACGCAGTAAATGAATTAGCATTAATAACTAACTCTGCTCCAGTCTATTCGGATGGATTATTAAAAATAATCCCGTATCAAGATTCCTCACTTTCTGGAAATGGCGCTACTTATTCTCCCAACATCACCCCAGTTTATGATTTAAACGATGATGATTTTCTTATTAAAAGTCAGGGTGATGACCCTGTAAAGATTACCCGTAAGACAGTAGCCGATGCGTTTAATCAGGTTCAGGTTGAATTTATGAACCGTTCCAATGATTACAACGTAGATATAGCGACTGCAAAAGATCAAGCTAGTATCGAATCTAGTGGATTTAGACCGCAAACCGTTACGCAACTTCATGCCATTTGCGATCCCGCAATTGCTCAAAAGGTGGCGAATAATATCCTTCAACGAGTCTTATATATACGCAATACCTATGAATTCACTTTAGGTTGGAGGTATGGCAGATTAGAGCCAATGGATATAGTGACGATTAGTGATGACACTTTAGGATTTAGCAGAGTACCGGTCAGAATTACGGAAGTTCAAGAGGATGAAGAGGGTAATTTGGCGATCGTTGCAGAAGAGTGCAATTTCGGTACAGCATCATCTTCTTTATATCCTCATCAAGATAATTCAGGTTTTGCTCATAATTATCAAATCTCCCCAGGCAATGTTTCTGCTCCTTCTTTCTTTGAGCCTCCAGTTGATTTAACTACTACAGGATTGGAAGTTTGGGCGGCCATGACTGGAGTGAGCCAATATTGGGGTGGTTGCTCTATTTGGGTATCGCTTGATGGATCGACTTATAAAAAACAAGGTCAGATATTTGGTGGCGCTCGATATGGTACTTTGACGGCAGCGCTTAATTCCAGTAATTCTTTGTCAGTTGCTTTGGCGGGTACTGGCGGCCAACTCCTTTCCGGAACAAGTCAAGACGCTTCAACCTTGCAAACGCTTTGCATGGTAACGGATGGCGTTAATACAGAATATCTAAGCTATCAGACGGCCACCTTAACAAGTGCCAATCATTACACTTTGACAGGATTGGTCAGAAGCGCTTATGGTACTTATGCCTATAACAAGCCAGCTACGACTAGATTTGTCAGAATTGATGATGCAATTGCCAAAAGTGGTGCGCTAGATTTATCTTTAGTTGGTAAGAGTGTTTACTTTAAATTTACTTCCTTCAATATTTATGGTGGTGGTGAGCAATCTCTAGCTGACGTATCAGCCTACTCGTATCAAATTACGGGTGAATTATTAAAGCTGCCACCTTCTGACGTAACGGGAATATCCATAGCGCCATCGAACAATGGTTCTTTGATTACTTGGAACGCAGACCCTCAGCCTGATTGGGCTTATACAGAAATTCGATTAGGTACGGATTGGTCAACTGCAACCCTCATCACCAAGAAACAGGCTACAAGTCATTTATTAGGTTGGCTGACTTCTGGAACAACAACGGTATTAGCCAAGCACGTTGATATTTACGGAAATTACAGCGTTAATCCTGTCAGCGCCTCGATTGTCACCAGCGTACCAAATAGCGTCATTATTACCAGAGCTGAGGTTCAAGAAAACTCAGTTGCGTTAGGCTGGAATGATTCTAAGTTAAATCAACCGATTGTCAGTTATGCAATGTATATCGGTAGCGCTGGCGATGCGTTTTCAGCCTCTACCCTATACGGTAAAGCTGGCGCAGACTCCCGTTCGGATATTGTCATATTTAGATCAAGCGGCTCAAAAGTTATTTGGATGGTTGCAACCGATGTAGCTGGCAACGTATCAATCCCCAGTTATGTAAATGTCAGCGTGACATTGCCCACTAACTTTGTCTTAGCCAATGAATACGATGAAAACTGGTCAACGGGTACGATTACCAATGGATATGTGGACTCTGGAAGTTTATATCTTCCAGTTAATCCGCAAACTTGGGCTAATCACTTTTCTACTCGTGGGTATGCTACGGCTCAAGATCAAATAAATGCTGGCTATCCGCTTTACTTTGAGCCAAGTGAGGCCGCTGGGAGTTATTACGAGTATCACGATATAGGCAAGATTATCACCTCTGCCACTATCTCAATTACGCCTGTTTATACCGTTCTATCTGGCTCTCTAACTTCTACTTGCTTTATTGAGTGGAGTTCAAATGGAACAACATGGGTGAACGGCGGCGATAACTTGTTGCAAGTTCAAGCAACTAGTCTACGTTACGTCAGGTTAACTTATACCGTTACATCGGATGGCGGTGATGACTTAATTAGATTTGATCGTATTCATGTGGTTGTTGGTACGGCTACAGTCAATGAGTTTGGAGCGCTTACATTAAGCGCAAGCGATGTATCGGGTACTCCATACACTTGCAATAAGTCATTCCTTGACATCATTTCTGCCGTTGCCACAGCGAATAACAGCTCCAACATTAAGACGATTAATACGATTATTTCTGACGGGGTAAGCCCTCAGATTGTCTATGTGCAAGCGTGGGATTCATCAAATAACAGAACAAGCGGGACAGTCTCGCTCAACATTGGATGCTATTAAATGGCTGATTTAAACGACCTATTGAAACCAGACGCTACTAGCAATTACTCTACCGAGGTATTGCAAACCATTAAAGGTC